TAGCCATCAGTCGTATCCGTAGCAGAGAGATACACATAGTAACCTTCAGGAGCCCAGTTAGGCAGCAGAGAGCGTGATGTTCTTACGTCTGCGTAGACGTGCGTTGTGATTGTCTCACCACCGCTTGTGTACGCTGAGAACCCTGTGCCATCGACAGAGGTCGATAGATCATAATCGCTATACAGAGCGAACGTCGTTTCTGAAAGCTTGCTGATGAAATACTGATTACCGTTTAGTTCAGTCATGCCCTCAACGTTGTCGATGCTGACCTTTTGGTACGATTCGAAATGGTGGTCGTCAGTTGTCGTTATGACAACAGGGTTCGCTTGTGTTGCTGCACTGATGTTGTGTGCATGAGAGTCGCCCGGAATATCTACAAGCTGCCTTAAGGCCTTTACGCCATATGTGGCATCAGACCCGTTGTCCGCAATCGTGAACTCATGGCCGTCTGTGTTTTCTACAAGAACCGTAAGATCCCGGTCGTTTGGTTTTTGTGTAACTGTGAAGTTTCGGTAGCCTGATGTGAACCCTGTAAAAGACGCGTGTGTGATAATGTCGTCTGCAACTGAAGACCCATCTAATGCGCCGTTCTTAGACCACACTTCAATACCATCAGTCGCTGTGTCGTTCAGATTATCGATGATAAGTGCGTTAGTTCCTGTGGTCGTTGTGCGTGACGTAACAAGGGCTGAAGGATTATCACCGTTTGTGTATGTCGTTTCAGCCATGTTGACTGTAAAGTCTTTGTTAGCAATAAGCGTTATGTCGCCAATCGTAGTTGCAGAAAAACCTTCTGCTGGGTTGGTATTAGCTAGGTATGATTTGCCGTTAGGGAACGTGACAGTCTGCTCTGTACCAGCTAGGTTATAGACCTTTAGATCACCGTTTTTAACGACAATAATATACTGTTCTACTGCGTCTCTAACGTAAGAGTAACACCAAGGTTTATCAGCTGTATAAGCGAATGTGTTGTTATTGATGTGACGCGAAGACGGACGACTTTCTAGGCCACCGCTGATTACAGACGTAAGAACATTGGTTGCTTCTTGTACTTGCCCAGTGAGCCTTAGAGAGTCAGGCTGACGGCTAACACCTTGGTATAACGTCTTAAGCGACTGCTCTATAAGAGTTCCCATTCTACCGCCCGTACAGCCCGTGGTGTCGATAGGTTGCGTATGAAACGTAAGCACTGTCCGTCAGGATGTTGGCGTCGTCTGTTTCAGACTCAGCGTCCAACAAGGCGGCATAGGCTTCCATCTCACCACGTCGTGTAAAATTATCTAGAGCCACAGATTGCATTTGGGACTCTTGGAACTTACGAGCTGCAAGGTACGCAATGTATGTGCTTAGTTCTAAGCTAAGGTCTTGGAACTCTAATAGGTACACAACGTCTACATTCAAGTTTTGTGTAAACTCGTAGGTCTGCTTTTTAATATCGTAAAGCGCCAAACGGTTATTGTAGTTACGAACAGTGACGTTGATAGATTGGTGTTCTTGTGTCGTATCAACGCGCAAATAGTTTGACGGAATATAAATAAGATTGTTGCTATTAGGCACTAGTTTCAAATTGTAATCGATGTTCTGGTGCCACCCACGCGCTTGGACGGACTTGTTAACTTCATCGAGTTTGCTTTCAGCTGCTTCAGCATCAGGAAGGCCAGAGGTAAGAGACGAAACGGGTGCTTCACCGATAGACTCTAGGACAATGTTAACAGCTTCGATCTTGCTTAGACCCATAGTACCTCCTGAAAAACTGAGGGGCCACCTGTATTTCTACAAGCAGCCCCTCAATCAGATTAAGCGGACTTGAACTCTACGGCCATTTCTGGACGCAGAACACCATGACCAACGAAGAGCTTGGAGACCAAGAAGTCTTCAAGACGACGAACGTCACGTTCAGTCTCAAGGCTGATGTCCATAAGCTTGCAAGTAGCAATAGCCTGTGGGCACCACATGACACCAACCGTCGTGGAGTAGTCAGCACGGTATTTGCTGAACACACCAGCAGCAGATGATTCATCAGTCGTGGGCATGTTGCGGCTTTTGCAAATCATCACACCATCGATGTTGATCATCTCAGCACGGTCAGAGATACCGCCTGCGTTGTCTGCCTGGAAGTCACGATTCAGAACCAAGTATTGACCATTGGAATCGGTCGCATACTTGATGGCATCGAAGATTTCCACAGGAACAGCACAGTACCGCTGCATATCCTCTGGAACATCCTGGTTGAACAACGCAATGTTCGCTTCGCGGATAGCGTCGATCCAAGCGATACCAGACGGCGTTGCGTCGTTAGCCAAGTTGGCGTCCGTAATAGCAGTACCACCGGGGAACGGCGAAGCTGCTGCGGTACGGGATGCCAAGATCAACTGACGGAACACGTTCTGATCGAACACCTTAGCAAGCGCTCGGCCCATCTCGTTAGAGACGATGGAACGCATGTCAAAGTGAGACAGGATACGGTCGATATCAGAGATCGCGTAGTGCGATACAAGGATGTCGTCAACCGTGATGACCTGTTCGCTGGTCGAAAGATCGTTGCCCAGCAGCTCAGAACCAGGCGTGTGGTATTCAGCCGACGCCTTCCAAGTCTTCGGGAAACGATAGGATTTAGCACCACCAGAAAGATTCTTAATGAAGTGCTTGTCGAGAGTAACAGTTGCGCTGTCGAAGGCCGTAAGCACTTCGCCACCAAAGACACTGAGGAACAATTCCCGATTGTCAACTGGAGACGAAGCACCCTTACCAAAGCGAACTGGAGAGGAAGCATCACCTAATGCCATTTATTTTCTCCTAATGAGATTGAAGGTAAAAGTGGGTTGGGTTGCTCTGTTAACTTCGTGGGATTGTCCGACGTATCGGGGTCTCAGCTAGTCGTTAGGGCAGAAGAATGATAGTTTAGTTATCCAAGTCCCAGGTAGCTGATTGGATTTTTTGTGCAACCTGCTGTCGGAACCGTGGTGACGTGGTGTATTCTTTAGAAGCCATGTCTGCTTTCATCTCAGCCTTGCTTCGGTATCCTGAAGAACCAGAGATTGCAGCAGGAGTGCCTTTTACTAGGTTAGGCTCTCGCGTGGCTGGTCGTGTGCCTGTGGCTTCTGACATCCTGGCCCTTAGACCATCCGCTGCCAAACGCCACGAAGACGTAGAAAGCAAATTGTTAAAGTCGGAAACTTCTGTTTCAGACAGGTTTTCTTGAGCCCATTGCATAGTCTGAGCCCACTGCTCTTCGCCACCAAGGTACTCCAAAGCAGCTTTACGTTCCGTTTCGAATTGGTAGCGATACGATTGAACATAAGACTTAATTAGATCCTCTGGTATTCCGACTTTCTTAAGGGCCTCATAGTCTTCAGAAGATAGGTCTCCTTGATCAATAATCTTTTGACCAATCTCCTCAGTATCTAGTCCAGCTTTGACAAGAATGTTTGATACTTCTTGTTCTTCGGCCTCTGGACTTGGTTCTTCTGAGGCTTTTTCAGCATCTTCGGTTTTTTCTTCTTGGGGTTTTTGACGCCCGTTCGCGTTGAAGAGTAGCTCTCGCGCGTGTGCTTCCCAATTATAAGTTCCTGTATCGTTATCATAGTATTTCTCCACACCATCAGCAGGCATTTCTTGGAGAGGTAATAGATCTTCGTCAGGCTCATCACCAGGGTTTTTGAACTTCTCAGCCATAAGCTGATTGTACTCATCTGATCCTGGTTCTGGTGCTTCTTCAGCCATTTTGGAAACGCCTTATTGTGTAGGGGGTTGGGCCTGTGCCTGAGACATCATAGCCTGTGCTGCTCCTGTTGCAAGCTCTTGTCCACCAGCTGCCATAGCTTGGTTCTGAGCCTGCATCATTTGCTGCTGTTGTTGTTCTTCTTGTACTTCCTGTTGTGTCTTCACAGAGTCAGGCAGACTTAGGCCATAGAACACCTTGTAAAGCAACTCGTCCCATTTGACATACGCCAAGACTTCAGGCGGCAGGCCTTGTAGGAACTGAAGAGCCGTCTGCACACGGGTCACATCGCTCTCACGACCAAGAGCCTCAAGGCCCGTAAGGATCGTAGGTTCAATTAGACCTTTAGGCCACACAGGCAACTGTTCGTTCTGTTGCATCTGTACGATCAACCGTTCCAAACGACGCTGCTGCATCGCCCGGTTAAGCTGGCTGTACACACCGCCCAGGGTGGCCTCTAGTTCCTGTTGGTTCCTTTGGATCTCATAGGCCGTAGTCCGTTCGCTGTCACGAGTAGCAGCAGACCCAAGCATAAAGGCCCCGCCGATCTCTCGTGTCAAACGATCTAGTTCCTGAGCGCTGATC